GTGTTCCGTCTGTTCCTGTTACACGGTAGTGTACATTGTAGACAACTTGAGATTCGGTTACTCCGTTCTCGTCTGTGTGTGTTGGGTACGCATCTACTGTGCGACAGTCCCAAGAATAAGTGTTAGGCATTTTAAAAGTTTTTTGTTATAACGTTACAAAGATAATTAAATTAACAAGTCTGAACAGACTCTATTTGGTATCCATTTACTATGTATATAATATATTCTATTCCTCCTCCAGAATTATCTATATACTTGTGCCATCCTTCCTGAGATGCTGAATAAGTTGTTGTTAATGAAGAATCTGTATACAGCTCATCAAAATTAACAGGAGTAGAAGATGTACCGTTCTTGTATACTTGTTCATTGGCTTCTAGCTGACAGGCTTCTCCTTCCTCGGAAGGATCACGACTTAAACTACCATCATATCCAGAGGCAGCTGAAGCGCTATGGTCATAGCTGTACCATTCACTCATAGATGCAGGTCTAGCGTTATTCGGTGTTGACGCAGAGGCGGTATTAATTGTTGCGTATGTACCAGACTCAGCGGAGTCTAAAGAGATAGTAGCGGTACTAGTCCGCCCCAACTCTGTGTTTATCTCCGACATCTTTATAGTCCCACTACTTTGTAACATAGTCTTCCCATTTATAGCCAAAAGCCTTATTTCGTTTTACAAATTTCATTTTTCCTCTTGTTTTTCTGTATCTCCCACCTCTTATAGCATCTCTTATTTCAGAAGCGTTTCTTGGAGATTTACCGATATACCTAAGAGCGTCAGATATTGATTTATGTATTTTAACTAACTCTCCTTCAATTGTATATTGACAAACAGGATTGTGATTAAATCCAGGTCTACCCTTAGATGCTAATCCTATCTTTCTTTTATGCTCTTTTGTTTTGGGTCTTTTTGTGGATTCTAGAAAGTTTTTCTTCCCTTCTTCTGAAATGCAATTCCAAGTTGTACCTCCTTGACCTTCTTCAATAGTAATATTACAAAACATTTCATCTTTAATAATATTAAGTTTTAGAGAAACCTTTTTTGCATAACTAGCAAATCTTTTTGAATCTGAATCGCTGTAGAGTATATATGTGCTTATATCAGTTTTTTTATATCCGTATTTACTTAGATGTCTTTTCCATAACATACCGCTACCTGTATAATCAAATGGGTTTTTAATGGTTTTGCCTAAGTATTTTTTACCCTTTGGAGATATTTTTAAATACAGATGTATCATTTACTAGCAATAAGTGCTTTTAGTTCATCAATCTGTTGTTGCTGTTCTTTCATTGCTTCAATGAGTACACCTACAAGGTTGCCGTAAGCTACAGAATGCATTCCTTGGTCGTCTGTATGTACAACCTCTGGTATAACATCAAGCATCTCTTGCGCTATAACACCTATAGAACGCTTCTCTTCGCCTATCTTGTTGTAGCCTACACCTCGCATAGCCTTAACCTTGTCAAGAGCGTTAGGGATCGTTTCTACGTTCTCTTTAACACGAGCATCAGAGTAGGCAATCACATCACCTGTAGCACGGATAGTTCCAGTTACATCAAGGGCATATGAAGGTGTGGTGTCGTTGATTCCGACATTACCGCTATCATCTAAGAATACTTCAGTGCTTCCACCAGCTGTAGTAAGCGTTAAGTTTGTTACGGAATCAGTACCTGCTATGTCTCCTATGGTTAAAGCAGCGCTATTAAGATTAAATACAGATGTACCTTTAACGGCTATATCACCATTAACGTCAAGCTTTGAGGCAGGACTAGTAGTCCCAATACCTACGTTGCCATCTCTATATAGTGTTAATGACCTTCCGCCTGAGCCTCCTAACCACAAGTCTCCAACTCCAGCGCTAACCATTTGCATTCCTATAACGCCATTAGCACCACCATTCGCTATAAAGTTTACAGCTTCAATTGTGCCTACAGAGTTACCGTAATTTATTTTAAGCCCTGACCCTGTTGAAAATCCCGCAATGTGCAGTTTAGCTGTAGGACTAGTAGTCCCGATACCAACGTTGCCCGTAGTATCTATTGTCAATCTAGTATTAACTGATAATAAATTATCTCCTGCAATTTTAAATTTACCAGCATCGGAATAATCTATTCCCATTCCCCACCAGTAATTAGAAGTTCCGTTGGCTAAAAATCCTATATGTGCATCAAAATTTCCTTCAGATTCAATACGTAGAGTTTCATAGTTATTGTCCATATTATTCTGGAATCTAACCATACCTGTTGTAGCAGCTGTAGAAGATTTTACGTGTAAAGCTCCAGAAGGACTAGTAGTCCCGATCCCAACGTTGCCACCATCGTCTAAATAAACAGTTGTGCTATCATCTGCTGTAGTTAGTTTTAAAGAATTAACAGAGTCCGTACCTGCAATATCGCCTATAGTTAGAGCAGGAGAAACAAAATTAAATACAGCTGTGCCTTTAAGTGCAATATCTCCGTCAACATCTAGTTTTGAGGCAGGACTCGTAGTTCCAATACCAACATTGTTATTATTGTTTATAGACACAACTGGTGAAGAACCGGTAGATTGATTACCAATTTCAAAATTAGTATGACCTGCTGTTCCGTAAATATTCTTACCAATCAACCAATCCGTACCAGTATAAGCGCCAATATAAATAGCGCTTGAAGTAGCTCCTACAGTAGCATTACTAAACTGAGCAGTAATATTTTGAGTGCCGTTTGCTGCTCCAGGTGCATTAACAGTAAGTTTTCTGTTTGGACTCGTAGTTCCGATACCAACGTTGCCACCGTTTGGGTTTAATATAATAGGGTATTTTAAGCTCTGATCTATATAATTAGACGCTTGTAGCCAACATCCATAGGGACTTGCTGCGTAACTGCCAAAATACAAACTATTACCATTAGAGGATTCAATGGCAAAATTACCGTTCGCACCTATGCCAGACGTAGAGGGTGACGCTGCTGTGCCAAATATTGTCAGCTTCTCAGTCGGACCAGTAGTCCCGATACCAACATTGCCGCTGCCATTAATAATCATATCTACAGTAGTTCCTCTTTCAAACTTTAAAGATGATGCTGTATAATTTCTTTTTATAGAGCCATATTCTGTACCTTGTATATCATAAACAAACTCCATATTAGAGGTAGCGGTACTAGAGCCAACTCTCCCTAATCTTAATTTAGACACATACGTTGAAACCCAATCGTTGCTTATACCCATACTATAAGCTGCATCTAGTTTAGTTCTTAATACAGTATTAGTGGTGGCATCTGAATATTGTATAAATAACTTAGCTTCAGGGAAGGAAGTCCCGATACCAACGTTACCAGAGGTATCTAAGGTCATAACATCTTGTATAGTTCCTGAAGAGTCTGATGTCCTTAACACCATTTTTGCGCCATCACCAGATGTACCTCTTTTAAACGCTACTTCAGATTTAGGTGTTCCTGTTGAAGTTGACCCTCTTAATACAGCTTCAGCTCCAAAATCTCCTGACGTGTTGCTAATATGAAGTAATTGTGCTGGACTCGTAGTCCCGATACCAACGTTGACACTGTTAGTAATGCGCATACGTTCAGTCTGACTTCCTACATTGGTAGTACTAGAATTAAATGTTATACCATTAAATCCATCAATACGTGTAAAAACACCAGGGAAGGTGATTCCAGCAGAGTCGCTAGCTGCTCCGTTATAAAGCTTATAAGAGCTTCCAATAGATATATTACCTTCTACAGTTAATTTATCCGATGGGTTCGTAGTGCCAATACCTACGTTACCTGCGTTATCTATTACAAAATCAGCAGTACCACTATTTACTCCAAGAGCAGTTGCGTTTACGGATGGGTCTGTGTCTGCGTCAACTGATCTTACTATAGCAAATTTATAATTGTCTAGAGCGTTGGTTATCATAAACCTTCTAGCACTGCTGGTATAATTACTGTTTGAGTGTAATATTATCTGCCCATAATCACCATACCAAGTTGTTCCATCGCCATTGTAGTTGTTTTTTCCTTTAATCCTTAATATTGATTCGTAATTAGTAGTGCTTGATGATGTATTTACGTTTCCTATAATTGCACCTAAAGAAACTTTTAAATCTCCAGCAACTTCTAACTTAGCATCAGGACCAGTAGTCCCGATACCTACGTTTCCGCTGTTATTTATTCTAAATACAGAGCTGCCCCCTACTCTTGCATCAAATACGCCTCTATCATTTTGAGATGAAGTACCTGCGTTATTTAATACCATAGAAAAAGCATCATCCGAGTTATTGAAATAGACTAAACCATTTCCTGCAATAGCTCCATTTCCACCCGCTACCTCTAACTTAGCTCCAGGACTAGTAGTACCAATACCAACGTTGCCGTCTTTATCAATAGTCATTCTTTCTGATGGAGCGGTGCTTGTAGTGTTGCTAGTAAAAAAACCTAATTCTGAGTAAGGAGAGTCAGCTGTAGATTCTCTACTTTTTATAGATGCTCTTGCTATTTGTCCATTTGACGCCCTTACATCCATATTTATAGCAACAGACCCTACTGTTGAACCATCACTATGGTAATTAAATAACCTAAGAGCTTCCCACTCACCATTAACATCTTTTTCAAGCATTAGCGTATGATCTGGATCAGTAGTACCAATACCGACTCTACCAGTTGATCTAAATGTTGCTATTGTTGTAGGTACATTAAATCCAGCCTCTCCTACAATTTTAAATCCTGTTCTATTTACAGTACCTTCTTTGAAAGCAGTTATTCTTGCTGCAACGTGATTGTTCCAACCAAATAATATACCTGTTTCACCAGTTGTATTAGTGCTGTCATATTTTGAGTTGATTAACTCAATCATATTATCACCACTATTTGAGTCACCGTAGATATCTAACTTTGCAGAAGGACTCGTAGTCCCGATACCAACATTGCCTGAATCAGCTATTGTTATTTTGGTGCCAGATGAAGCATTATTTGCAGTTCCTATACCCCAAGATGTTTGGCTTAAAGCTTGAATCCAAATAGAATTATTTGCTGTTTTGTTTGTATCTGTT